CTGCATAGTTAACAGTCATTAAATCAAATATTGGTTTCATAAGTTAATACCTGTTTTATTTCAAATAATTCAGTTATCACATCTTCTGGTAACTGCTTCAATTCCATAATATGCATACGCGCTTCAACTAAACTAGTTGCTTTTACGCGGCCTACGGGTTCGCAAGTACTATCTGCTTTATAATAAAATACGTACGTTGACATAGGCATTTTATTATATATATAAACCTAACTGATATCCCTTTATTGCTGTTTTTACTGCATCGTCTAACGTTGTAGATAATTTGCCAATTTCTTGTTTATTTAACATAAAATTGCGTCCTTTAATGGAAATTTCCATGGTAGTATCCTTGCTTAGTTTTTCGGCGTACAAATTATCAGACAATGTATTATATAATTTTGCATATGCAATTAAATCTTTGTATCGCATTAAAATACGTTGTCCTGCAATATGCAGTTCTCCAATTGTTGTGTTCATTGGGTCATCACTAAAATTTTCAGCTGAAATCTTAGCTTCGAACACGAAATCTAAATCTGCCCATGTATTTCCATAACGAGTTCTAAATTTGTCGCTTACGCCCCATGGATGATTAATACTTTTTGTTGTCATTGTTATTGGAATTTATAAATTAATATTGTATATACGTCGTTTGAATAATTGTGTCGGACTGTCACATATCGATACTTTTCAATAAGAAGGTCCATCATAAGTCCTGGATGGACATAAAAAAAGCCTTCATGGTGTTTAGTTCCTATAGGCGATAATAAATTAAATGCTACTACTGTATTAGATGCTTCATACATGATATCAATATCATCAAATAGCTTTTTCAAATCTTTGTCTTCAGTTTCACATCTTCGTTGAGTAAAGACTCCAGATGCTACTACCCAATCATGTTTGTTTAATTTTGCGGTTTCAAATGCTCCAATGGTTGTATCATAGCCATATTTTTCTTTAGCTAGATCAGCCATGATTGGATTATGATCAATTCCTGTCCATGGTGCAGGTTCTCCAAAAAATTCCGTGATGAAATTACACATATCACCACGTCCACTTCCTATATCTAAAATAGATTGTGAAGGATTGAATCCTACTAATAAATTTTGGAACAAATACAATTGTTCATTTATTTCATGATATCCAACTGATTTTGGACTATACATCATGTAATCCGGATCCGCCGGCGTTAATTCATCCCAACGTTGTTTTTCTTCCGTTGCGGTATCAATGATACCTAAAATTTTGTCTTGTAAGTTTTGTTGTTCCATTATCGTTTATGAATTCGATTAGCAATACGTTCTTTATTTTGCATTTTTTTTTCTTCCGACATCATTTTCTTTAAAGGATGTGTACGGTTCATGTTACGTTCGGTGCGCATGGTTAAAAGTGCATTATTCCATGCTTCTTCTATTGTATCACAATCATTGAATAGAAATATGTCATTTAAATTTTGATCGTGCCATCCAACATAATATTGACCCTTAGGCGACATATTAAGCATCGCCCCGGGATAATATTTATTAACATGTTTTTGTATAGAATCAATAGATTTCATTACCAAGAAGCTTTACCTGCTGAATTTGCATCTAGATGTGGAATCAAATCATTTGCTACCAATTCCTTGTATGGAATAGTTGTTTGAATTGCATCTGTATCACAAAGCTTTGCAGTTAATAATTTATTGATATAGTTTCTATTGCTAGAATTAGTAGTCATCATAACTAGTGCTGTGCGACTTTCTAATAAAACATCATATACGGATACTTTATTGATAACTCGTCGATCTAATACGACTGCTACTTGGTTTTTGCCTTCTGTTGTGACAATTACCGTGTTTCCTTCTACATATCCCATTATTCTAAAATTTTAACAATTTTACTGGCATTTACTGATTTTACTTCAAAATCAAACATGTACCCGGTAAAATCTTTAATAACTTTAGCTTCGGCTTCTGTTACCGATAATGCTTCTACAAGATATGTTTCTGTAGTTTTTTTGATTTTTACACCCTTTGGAGTGTCTACTTCGTCCGTTAGTTGGACTTTTGCTGTGTAATAACTCATTTTTTTATTTGTTTTTAATTATTATAACTTATCAATATTATAAGAAAACTTATTTGTGATTCCAATGTTAAATATGTATTAATCGATACGACTTCGATTGTTAGGCGGCCACGTTATAAGCCAAGTGCCAGTATCATATTCAGCACCCCATTTTGTTGTTAATTTAAGATTACCTTGTTTATCATATAGTTTTAAGGTGCCATCTGCATATAATATACTTTTGCCGCCGGCAAATTTGCCGGGACTTGCTGGCACAATATAAATTCCAACACCTTTAGAATCAACCCATATTTTTCCTCGGTCACTACTAGTCCATTTAATTTTAGCTTTAGGATTAAATGAATTTACACGTTTAGCAATTTGAGCCAATGCATATTTGCCTCGAGCAATCTTTTGTTCTTTAGATAATGTATCAACAAATGTTGCTTTCCTGCCTTTAGCGCGAAATGGAGCTAATAATGCACCGATCACACTATCAACCTCTGTTTTAGAATATGCCGGATAGAATGTCTTCATATTATAATTTGGAGAATCTTGCATATTAAAATCCGGATGTGATAGTATCCAATCAAGCGGATTCCACCAGTTACGTGATTTTTTTTTAGCAGCAATTTGTTTTTCTCGCGATTGTTTTTGCAGTTGATCTTCATCATCAATTTCGGTTCCATATATATCCAAACGACCAATTCCTTTTTCGTTTAAACTTTTCACAAATTCGTGGGCTAAGTCAGCTACACTATTATCATTAATTACTAATCGACGAGCTGGCCCGCCAAACAATGTTTTTAATGAATATGCATTGCCTAAACTTGCATCTGGTATTGGTAGTTGATCCCAACTTTCACCTAAGGGAAAATTATCTTGAATCCAATCCATAAACATGTACTCTGCTTTATTATTGGAATTTGTATTTGCTAAATAAACTATAGTTCCAATTGCATCGATCATGATAGCAGTGTTGTAATTGGATATTGTATCCATACACGTTTTAAAAAAGACTTCTTCCTCCTCAGTATAATCACCTGACATTGAGTTTCCAATTTTATCCCAAAATGAAATAACCTTTAATATTAATTTACCTTGATTCGCAAACCATTTTTTTCTATATTCCGGGGATATGATCGGTTTTTTGATAGATTGCTCAACAATAATATTTTCATTTAAATCATCAATAACTGATTTAAGTTTGTTTTGATTTTTATAAAATTCAAAAGATTTGCGTATTTGTTTATCTGTTAAATTCAAGTTAACTGCTAAGTTGTCAAGAATGTCAGCAACCAATCGTTGTTTTTCGTGTGCGGTATGTGCGCGTTTGCCCATCATATCGATAATGCGTTCTAATTGTGTTATATATCCTTTAGGCAACCGTTTTAATATGCGAGACTTATCAACATATATGGTTGCATCAGGACTTTTCTTTTTAGACTTTTCAGCAATCAATTGTTTTGCAATCGTTGTAGATTCTTTGATTAATTCGCCATATGGAATTACCCAAGAAACTTCAGGGCCAGGCGGAGGAGGTTCGGTTGGTGCTGAAGCGGCACCACTTGCAGTACTTCCTGTTTCTGCTTTTGCTTTATCTTGTGCTCCTAATCCTTTAACATCATCCAATGATAATTGCAATTCAATTGTATAATCATTGTTTTTGCCCCACCCTGTGTAAGGAACCAATTTAATTGTTTTTTTGCGCAATAAACTAATTAAAATATCAGGACTAATATTAAGGTCTGCGCCGCTTCGCGTTATAAATTCCCTAATACCAATATCTGATAGTGAATATATAATTCCAATATGAGTTGTCCCATATGCATCAAACTTTCCAAGAAATTTCTCTTCTGCTGGAGTAAATGGTGAGTCAACAGCGTCTGATTTTGCATTATCAGTTTCTTTTGCAACGGGTTGTGCCTGTTCCTTAAGACTAGTTAATGCATGTTTAATTATATATTCTAGATTTTTCATTACGCAGATTTTGCTTCAGCTAATTGTGTTGATCTATATTTGCTTGTTAATTTTTTTAATTCGTTAATTGATTTTCTAGCTCTAACGCCAGCTGCTTTTACTTTTTTATCAGTAAAACGATCGTGATTTTCTTTAAATGTTGTCCAATGAGACTCCATTACTTCATAAATTTCTTGTGATGTCATGTTAACCTTTTTTTATTTATATATAAATATTTGCATTACATAAAACGGTCCATAAATATGTTTATGTTCTCGTTGCAAATTTCTAATTCTGTATAATCTGTTAATTCAATTATAATTTTGGTATCGCGTTCCCATATTCTTACTATATGATTTTTATTTACATACATTGGAATAATATTTGCATTTTTATCAGTTACATTCAACAAAATAAAATTTAAATTATTCATAGCATTATAATTTCTATACCAAATCATACTAACTTATGCGGCCACCGCGCCAATCTCTTGTATTTGGTGTTCCGTCATAGTCTTTCCAATCAATATTAGTAACATCGATTCCGGAACTTTTATTTTTGCTAGCAATATATTGTCCTATTCCTAAGTTCAATTGAGTTGCTTGTTTTATTGTAATATCTCGCAAAGACGTGCGACCTATTTTTTTTAAAAATTTGTCTACAAATTGTTTGTTCCCAGGAGTTTTTAATGCAGTATCAATACCACTTAATAAATTTCTACCCTCTCGATCATCTTTTGCAAGTTCAAAGTCTGATAGGTCAATTAAATCTTGAATATCTGCTGGAACTTCATCCCATATTACGTCAATTAATTGTTCAGGATTAGTTGCTTTGGCAACGTATAATGCAGTTTCACGATCTTCTTTGGTCATCTTATCCCAAATTGTATCAGCCGAGTAACCTTCGCGTAAAATGCGTTTAGCACGTGCTAGTTCTTCACGCAGAATTTGTTTGTGTTTTGGATTGTTAATATTAAATAAATTCATTGGTTCCTTTGTTATGCAATTTTGTCTGCTGCATTTTTTGTATATTCGTTATAATAGTTTTCTGCATTATCCATGCGCTTTATTGAAATATTAGCGGGTCTCTCAAAATATTTAGCAAATATTTCCGCTGCATCTCTTGGATTTGTTTGTTTGATTAATTCAGCATATCCCAATCTAGAGTTAGATTTTAATTCATACCATAAATATTCCAATTGTCCGCTAACAGACGATACATCGTAATTATTTTTAGCACAATATTGTTTTAATTTAGTCCATCTATCAGCGTGCCATTGCACTAATCCATATGAAGTGCCATTATCGCCAACTGCATCAGGTTCGAATCCGGACTCAACTGCCATATTACCAGCAATTCCTGATGCTTGCGATGTAGTTAAACCTTTATTTTTTAAGAATGAAATAACACGCGATGGCATATCGGTGGTTGCAACATCATTATTTTGTATGCTTGACTTATCTTTTGATTTGTTATTGCCTAATACTGATTGTGCAATATCAGAATTAATAATACTTGACAAAAATGATGCAATTTTGCTAGTAAGTCCGCCTGTTTGCTGTTTTTGATCGTATGTTTTATTTAATTTAATCAATGCAGTTTGAGTTTTAGGCCCATTAATACCAAATTTTTGCTCATTGCCTAAATCAAATCCTAATTTTTGCAATTTTTTATGTAAAACATCTAAATTTTTATCTGATTTTGTTACATTATACATTACATTTTGCAAACTAGGCCATGGATTAATAGATCCACGACTATATCCTTCTTTTGTACGAAATATACTAAAATGTACATGTGGATGTGTGCCAGCTGCATTTCCTGTATTGCCGCATGTTCCAATTAATTGGCCAGCTTTTACCTCTTGACCGTCTTCAACATATGTTTGATCTAAATGTGCGTGATAAAAACTAATTCCATTTTTATCAATAGTAACAAATTTGCCTCCTGCACCACGGTCTTGATTAGATGACTTAATTACTATACCAGTAACTGGTGCTACTACGGGTTCACCGTTTGGCGCAAAAATATCAATGCCTAAATGTCCGCCTCTAGATCTATGAGCAGCATCGCCATCTCCATAATCAGAATTCTGAATAACAGTATCGCGATTAAGACCCGTTTCAGGTTCTTTCATTGATGAATCATATCCAATATTGAAATTTTTAGATCCTATAGGAAATGTTTGCAGCAAATTGTCAGTCGCCTCTGTTAATATATGTTTTAATTTTATCATTTTCCTTGTGCTATATAAGACTTTACATAATTAGTTGCATTTTTACTTCTACTAATTTTTGTTTTAGCATGAACTCCAGGTCGTTTAACTTTTGGTTTTGCTAAATGAGTTTTTGCTACATTAACTTTTACTTTTGACATTGTTACCCTTTAATATTAAAAACATTTCAATTGTTATACAATATAACCCAGCTACCATTATCATTAATGATCCCACAATAAAAGCAAATAACCTATTCATCATATTAATAAATATTAAACAGTAAAAAAACCCGGGACATTACACCCCGAGTTTTTCCTATACCGTCTAAGGTAGCAGACGCTTTTTATTATTGTAAATTTTCTAGCTTGTAAATTGTTGAATAAATCAATTCTTTAACATTGTCTATTTGATTTAAAATATATGTATCTTTTGCATCCAATTTATCATAAGCACGTTCTACATACATTGATAAACCTTTAAAGTATTTTAAAACGTTTCCATTATTAAATTCATCAAATTGTTCTGCAGGAGTATAGCCGTTAACAATTCCGTGCTTACCTTGATATGATTCAACTAATACATCGGTTAATCCTGGAATTGCATCATAATATGCATTTAGAGCTGTATGCATAGCAAATGAACCTGCACCGGTAGTTTGCCAATGGAAAACATGTGCTTGGTCTCTCGACGCCATTAACGTCGATATTAATTTTTCAAACATGTTATTACTTTTTAAAAGTTTCTGACAAAATATATTCTGAACCTCGTAGATTATTTAAAATCCTAGAATTTAATGATTCTTTTACAGATTCAGTACTGATTGTAAATTTTTTATATTTAGGATTATCAACATCGCTAGTACTATTTAATTTAGTCGACTTACCAGATGCATCATGTCCATATACACGGCAGTCTTTCTTAGTTAAATGTGCTTTTGCTCGTGCTTTATTAACATAGTTTCCATCAGCAGTAGAATCAGTCGCGGCTTTAATAGCTTTATCACGTGATCCTAAATATTCTTCAGAACCAGATTCTATCTCACCATCACCGTCATAATCTTTAGCTGCCTTAGATTCAAACATGTCATCTTCATCCGGATCATATGGTTCTGGTAGATCTGCGTCATCTGTATACTCGTGATCATCATCTTCTGGATCTAGGTTAGCATCTTCTCGCATTTTTGCTTGATATGCAGCTTGAACTTCTGCTAACGTAGGTAATGCCTTACCTTCTTGTCGTTCCCAAGCATATGCTTCACTTAATATGTTTTTTAATTTTATCATGGTTTCCTTGTTTTATAACAATAAATATAACTTGATATCAAAACATTAGTACGTTGTAGAACGCAAGTTGCTTGAGTCTAAGTGCGTCCTTCCAGGACCGCACAAGTTACATGGTGGGGTTATCGGGTGTATCAATACCGTCAGTGGTAGCCGGCGTTTTTGTAAGTGTGATCATGTCGATTGACTTGATGGCTGCAGGATTCCATATGCACCCGCTTGAAACGTCCCAAGTGCGCAGCCAGCTTCCTATGCCGCCCCATGGATGCACAACTTCGATACCAGCATATTTGGCGCCTTTATATGCTTTAACTTTCCACCATTGGATAGCCGTACATACCGGGGCAGTTTCGATGGTTCGATATTCTGCTCCAAACAGGTGTTCAAATTCTTGTATGGTCATGTCATGTCCTAAACGCAGTATCCTAGCGGTATCTACTAGTGCACGGTGCGCATAATCGGTTTCCCATTCGGGCATGTTATCACGTGTCCAATCAATCCACTCCGTACCAATTGCATACCAAAGCCCTCTAGGCTTCCATACCGGACGCTTGGGTTGATCCACATTGCGTGGTGTTATTGTGGGTTCTGCGGACATGATGATGCGATCCGTTGCCCCAATTTGACCATATACTAGTTTGTGTATAGGCATTTCCGTTAATAGTGATTTAAGCTTGATCATGCTGCCTTGTTTTCATGTTTGCTGGTACTCCCGTAGCATCCGCGCGTTGTATGCGTTGCAACACCAATTCACGTGAATTAGACTGCGTAATGTTAAAATCTGGAAACATGGCAGCATTGGCTTTGAAGAGCTCGGCATATATGCGTGTTTTTTGTTGGCCTTTTTGGTAATTGCTATCTGCGCCAGATATATCTATTCGCTCAACGTCATGAGTGTTGGCAAAGTCGCGTATTGCTTCTAAGCACGTGCTTAATATGCGAAGATATGATAATGTGTTGTTGGTATCACCTCGCGCTGAACTAGTGGTATAGTCGGTTGGATCCATTAATGTTGGCATCCAAAAGCCAAAGCTCCATGCAGTACCTGAATATCCTTCTGAAGAAATCTTGAATTGAATTGTGGTGCCTTCGGCTGTAACGACAGCCATCCAACTGCTGCCATCCCTCCAACGATCCTGCCACACAAATTGAGTTGCATATGGTTGCATGTTACTCATATCAAGTTCTTGAAGAAGCGGTTTTAATCGTATCATGATGCGTCCTTGATTCCCGTTGTATCTGCTTGTTGTGTTCTAATTAGAAACAAGTGACCAGTAAACGATTTTTGTATTTTAAAGTCTGCAAACATGTGCTTGTTAGCCAACAACAATTCATGATATATTCTAGTCTTTTGGGCGCTTTTACCATACCCTGAATCTTGTCCTGATAGATCGATTACCGCAACATCATGCGTATCTGCAAAGTCTCGTACGGCGTACGCGCATGTTAACATGACGCGAAGATATGAAATGCCGTCGGGCGCATCGGCATCGAATGCATTATATGTAAAGCGGCCGGGATTATGTTTATTTGGTAAAAAAAATGAAAATGTCCATGATGCTGATTTGGAATAAGGATCGTCCTGTAACATGGTCATGTTAAGGTCAACGCCGTCTATATTGACTCGGGTATCATACATGTAACTACTAGAAAAAAGTCTCCATTGAAATGATGTAGCATATGGAGTCAATCCTTGCATGCTTATTTCCGTTAACATGGGTTTTAATCGTATCATAATGATAAATATGGGGGACATGGCATAATGGTGAAGGCGTAGGTGAGGATTTAACCGTAGGGCAGGTCCGAGACGTACTAATATATTATAATAGCCTCTATGCCATGGCATATACAATAAAGAGGCTACTTCCCCCGCAAAAATTTCTTCAGCGCTAGAAACGCATATATAACCTTCCTTATCTAGATGGGGGCATCTACCCCTTTAACGAAACCCACCCCACCCCCCATGTTTCGGGGGGGCTATAGGGGTCTAATACATGGGGGGCTACCCCATAAAAAAAGGGGGGCTATTACACCCCCCATTAACCCTATACCCTAGTGACGTTACTTAATAGAATGTCGACATTTGATTTTTGTAATCGGTTGGAGTCGATACTCTGAATGAAGCAACGTCTACTCTAAGACCGGTTTGAGTATTGGGATGACCATATTTGAATAAGGCTTGCTCGATTGCATCTTCCTTTGTGAATGCTACCTCCGAGTTCCAACCGCCTCCTATAAAATTAAATAGGAACTCCCATTTGGTTGCTAACTGCTTTTCAATGGATGCAATCTCTGCTGCCGTCTCCTCAAGTATGCTAGCAATCTCTGCACCACCTTTGTCTGACATATTCTCTGTTAATGCATTGATGCCATTCAATCTTAATTCTAAATTCCATAATCTTTGCTTTGCAGCTTCTCTTTGGTCTCTTGTCATGTTCTCTCTTTTTTTAGGGTTATTACTTGTTTAATATTATGGCCATTGCTTGTTCCGACTCCTTTAGTCTTATGTCTGGTTTAATACCCAATGTTTCCATCAAGTCAGATACTGCTACAAATCTGACACGAGCTCTGTCAGTTAATGCGTCTTTCCATCCATACTCGCTATCATACTCTTTAAGCTTTAAAAATTCTTGAGCTTCAATTAATTGGATTGCGGCAATCATTTCTTTCTTTGTCATATACTCTCTTATTAGTTAATTATGCTAAGGGCCTTTCCCTTTCTGCTTATATAAAGATAAGGATTATAATGTTAGGATCCTAATCTTTCGCCAACTTTGTTTGCACTTTTTTACAGTAGGAAACCGACGCCTTTCGACGCCGGTCCCTTCATATTGAGAGATATGATTTACTATGCTTCGATGATTTGTTCCGCTATCATCATTTTAGGATTATCAAAGCCCATTGCACATATGCGTGCTGCTTTAATAAAGCTGCGGAGGTTAACATCTAATCCATTAAACTCGGCATTCAATTCTTTCATTAATTGCAATGCTTGCTCCTTTGCTACAATTGGTATGCGTGTCTCCATATTGGGCATCAATTGCTCGATCCTGGTAAACATTTGATCCTGCGTCATATCAATGTCGGCTACAAAGCTTCTGCTACGTATCGCCTCATCTAATTTGCTTTGGTCAATATTGCTAATGAATATGATCCTACCCGTAAACTCAAAATGACGTGGTATCTCTGCACCATATGTATCCTTAAGCGACTTTGAGGTAATGTAACTAATCTTTCTGCTGTCATAGCTGTCAAGTGCTCCTTTAAGTATATTGACTGCATCATCGTCTTTAAACACTGAATCACAATCATCCAACACAATTATCTTGTCACTATTCTCATACAGGGTAATAAACAAACCCGCCGGTGTGGCTCGGCCTTTAAAGTGGACAAAGTCGGTTGACTCTTCTAAGCCCATATCTGATAAGGTTTGCTTTACTAGGTGAGTCTTACCCGTGCCGGCACCTCCGGTAACTACTAAGCTCGGTTGAATACCTCTGCCTACCATCTTTGTCAATCTTGCTAAGTTGGTAAACATTTCTTGTGGGTCACGTGCCTCTCTGACTGTCATAAAAGACAATTTGATTGGAGCTGCTGGTGTGACCGATACTCCTGCTTCTACTCCCGGCATTCGGGTTACTCTACCATTTGTGGCTACAAACAATACTTCTCGATTCTTTTCGGCATTGCGCAATTGGATATCTCTTATAAGACCTTTTGCAGCAATCTCGCCACTCTTAACATTCTTCCCGAATAATTTGCCTTTAATTCGGACAGGCTCAAACACATTCATCATACTCTCTCAGGGTTTAATTGTTTAACTAAATAATAACTCTTATTACTTATACTTAAAGATAAGGATTATAATGTTAGGATCCTAATCTTTTAGCAACTTTGTTTGCATTTTATTTGCTAAGTTTTAACATGGTACCTAATGGTTTAACCACATACCCGTGATCCTTTAAAAGGCCGGTAATAACTGTTTTCTGGCCAGGTGCCGGAACAATTAGGTTTGGTGTGCAGCTTCTGAATTGATACTGTGTGCCCGGTGTCGAGTCCGGTAATGTGTTACCGTCAACTAATCCGAACTGGCTTAATAATGCAATTGCGTCTTTTAACATAGGTCTCTTTTTTACGTCCGTAAGGGCCGACACTTCTGCCGACCCATGGGACTCATATTGAGAGATATGATTTACTCTTCAGACTCATCTTCGTCAGCCTCATTTGTATCTGCTGCTAACACTGCTTGAATCAATTCTTCATCTTGTTGCGCCTTAACAAACTCGTCTAGGCAGTCGGTAACAAAATCCATAATTTCTGACACATTAACATCCGCGGCTCTCAATTCAACTCGGTTGTCATAGTTTAGTTCAAATTCTGCACTATCACAGTCAACCAACTCGGATGCATTACGCTCCAATGAGCTTTCAATGCGGCTAGCAATCTCCTCAGCCAAGTCTTGTGTCAACCCGCCTTTCTTCTCCGATTCTAATTGCTGGATAAGTGCAATTACTTTGTCAATGTCAACTTGCGTTGATAATACTTTTACTCCCTCTAACTGCGCAATCAATTGTTCTTTTTTCATTCTCTCTTTTTTTAGGTTCGGCAACATTGCCTTTTTATTTAATTAAAGATAAGGATTATAATGATAGGATCCTAATTTTTTGGTAACTTTGTTTGAAAAAGTTATTCACAATTTTAATCTGCAAAATCTCCATTGATGAACAATAAAGATTCGCCTTCCGGCATTCCTTCTACATCAACATTGAGGCATCCGTCATTGGCATCGAATATATTGTCCTGGTCCAGGATCGTTGTGAAAACGCCATTGTGGTCCATTAACTCTAAGAATGATTTGGCGCTAAGTTTGCACGCTGCTTTGATAATTTGATTTCTAGTCATTGTCTCTCTTTTTAATTGTTTTGGGAATATTCCCTTTTTATTATTAATATAAAGATAAGGATAATAAAGTTAGGATCCTAATCTTTTTGCTGAAATGTTTCAACTTTGTTTTGAACTTATTACTTGGTTGCTTGTCACTGTGATGTCAAAGAATCGGCTCGGTTGGAACGACTTTGTGGAACTAAATGATGCTAATACAATACCATCATTCTCATTAATGAATCCCATAAACTTTAAGTTCGTATAAGATGCATATGCAGTCTGAACTTTGAACTCTTCCCCTATTACTAATAACTCTAATCCTTTCATATTCTCTCAATTTAAATTAGAGACCATTCCCTAATTGCTTATAATAAAGATAAGGTATATAAAGTTAGGATCCTAATTTTTTACCAACTTTGTTTGCATTTTAATAAACTTTTTTTAAGCCTAATTGAGCAGCAACATAATTGACGTGCTTGGTAGTTGTCTGACTCCAGGTACCTAATATCCTTAAGGTATCACCGTCGACGGTTGCGACATGAGTCGCATAGCTAATAACTCGGTCATCTACTAATTTAAGATTTGCTTGATAACGATCAAATTTTTTCATGGTCTTTTTTATTTGAATTTAAACTTGTCTAACTCTGCTTCTACTTCGGCCAATGCCGATCCTACCTCATCGTCTTGCTGGAATATATCAAATAGTTCCATTGCTTGTCTTAAGGCTTTCACTTTTGCTTCTAGGGCTTTCAATTCTGGTTTCATACTCTCAACTATTTAGTTCAACATAAATACATGCATCTATCGCTAGACACGCTACACACACTATTGCTGCAAATTTGTTGTTAGCTTCAATTAGTGCCGCTAATTCTTTTGGGGACATTCCTTTCTGATTCATTTGCTTATTAATTTAAGGATTAATACTACACTAAACAATAAACTTACATACACACATGTTCCTAACATATTCTCTCTTTTTTAAATTAAGGTGCATTCCCTAACTTCCTTATATAAAGATAAGGTATATAAAGTTAGGATCCTAATCTTTTTGCTGAAATGTTTTGAAAATGTTACAGGTATTGTTCCAACAATTTTATGCCGGGTACCTTAGCTAAATCGATCTCTGCCTGGCGAACCAACTGTCGTGCACGCTCATTTGTGATTCCCATCTCCTCGCCAATTTGTTCCATGCTTTGTGCATATTCAAATCCTAGCCCATAATTGCGACGCAATGCTTCTTCTTGTCTCGGCTTCAATTGCGATAAGGTCCTATTGATATCAAACATCATATCGGCCTGCTCTCTGTTGCTTTTGACAGGATCTGCTGCTAAGAATCGATCCGCATATGTTTCTGCATTCTCTGAATCGCCTACTGGTGTTGATATGCTTTTGGTACCATACTCTTCGGTAGCGGTTCTATGCGATGGGATACGCACCGTACGGGATAAATCATTCAAAGCCTTTTGTATCTCGGCTCTGATATACCATACTGCAAAGGTAATGAATTTGACATTGCGTTCTGCATCAAACCGCTCTGCAGCTTCAAACAATCCTACATTTGCAAATCCTATCAGATCCTCAAGTTCTAAACCCATTCCCTGATATTGTCGGGCTACCTGGATCGCAAATCTTAAATTGCTTTCTACTAGGCGGTTGCGCGAAGGAATATCTCCGGAGCTGGACTTTATTGCTATTTCCTTTTCTTGTTCCCGGGTAAGCAATGATCCTGATTTTTTAATTTCCTGCACATAACGTCTTGTGCTTGCAACGTCGGTAACAATTGCACCATTTCCTACATGAATCTTTTTTCTCATAACTCTCTTTGGTTTTATAACTATTAATTTAATACTTAAAGATAAGGTTTATAAAGTTAGGATCCTAATCTTTTGGTAACTTTTTTTAAACTTTTTTTATCTTGATACAATAGCATATCGACTACATCCCGAACTTGGAGTTCCACTTCTTCTTCTAGTCCCGCGCCAAATCGACCCTGAGCTATTAGCTCTTCAACATACTGTATTGTTGCTAATGTAAATTGTTGTTGTGATGTCTTTTCCATGCTCTCTTTTTAATATTAAATTTCTCCGTTACGGGATTCTACGATTGTTACAATTGCAATTATTAATGATACAACTACTACCGCAAGTATTGCAGCTGCTAAGACTAGTTGCAGGATAACACATATCATCTTACGATTCGAGGTATTTCCAATAAAGCACGAGCTTCTCTATAAATGCGCTGACGTTCTGCTTCGCGCATCCCGGCTCTTACAATTGCATTAAGTTCTTGTGGCTTACGAGCATCTGCGCTCAATTTACCCATACATGCATCTTGCTGGAAAAATGCGGAATTCTTTTTGATGTTTGCCATTCTCTCTTTTTTTAGGTCGGGAACCATTTCCCTTTTTATTTAATTAAAGATAAGGAATATAATGTTAGAAACCTAATCTTTTAGCAACTTTGTTTGAAAAAGTTATTCACAATTTGGTTTTAATAACCTCGCTTAATTATTGCTTTTACCTCAGCTACCAATTCTTTTGCTTCTGTCTTAACCGTTGTTGGATTTGCTCCCGGTCGAAAGTCTTTAAAGAATTTAATGATTTTGGGTACATTTAACGTGCCGGCATTAATTAATTCTACAATTTCTGCTCTGATCTGTGTTGTTGATAATGCGTTCATTTTTCGATTTTTTTAATTAAAAATATTAACTGGTCTGCTACTTCTTTGGCAATAATGCCTTCGTCAATCAATTCCTGAATATAAACTTTAACGTTTTTCATATCTCTTATTTTTGTTTTCTTTGACCTAATTTACGTATACTGTAATCGACGGTGATGGTTGTAACTGCAACCTCATTCTCAAAGTCATACTTGTCAAATGCAAACGCGCCTTCTTGTGTGTATCGCTGAATGGTGCCTCCGGATTGCAACGTATCAAATGTTACCTCATCCACTGTAACTACGTCGCCTATTCGGTAATGCACTGCTTTTCTTTCATAGCCTGCATCTTCCAGGATTTCATTTTTGACTGTCAACTTAAATTCCTTGTGTGTCATAACTCTCTTTTTTTAGGTCGGGAAACATCTCCCTTTTTAATTTTAATAAAGATAAGGTATATAAAGTTAGGATCCTAATTTTTTAGGAGAAAAGTTTCGAAAATGTTTCGGCTTGCTTTAAGCATTCAAATTTGCCGGAATCATTCTTTCCCCATATTTCAGCTTTGCCGGAATGGCCACATTTAGGGATTACTGTGAATAAAACTCCGTTCTCATCACATATGCGGAAATCGTCATACAACGGGCCTCGCGACGGACAATTATTTTTAAAAAACACATATGTATCTAAGATGTCAACTTGAGTCGATTCAATAAACTTTTTTACCTTAGGGAATAATATGTTTGCTTTGCGCTCCAATGCTGAATCTTTGCAAAACCAATCATAAAAGTTAAAACAATCATTTTGATCTCCTTCGCTGTCAATTATTCTTCCTGACGCAAATGCATTCAACTGTTCTGCTAAACTTACTTTTTTCATAACTCTCTCAATTTATAACATGTTGTGGGAATATTCCCTTCTTATTAATACTTAAAGATAAGGTTTATAAAGTTAGGATCCTAATTTTTTAGCAACTTTTTTTGCAAACTTTTCAACTTTGTTTTAAGCCTATTACGCTCCAACTTGCGAAAGTAATTGCCATGGTTATACGGAGTGCATCCGTTGGGCTGAGCAAATGCACTTACCCATTTTGTGGTATCCGTCTTTAGGAATTCCAATCTTGCTTCAATAGCTTCAATTTGTTGTTGTATCATATCTCTCTTTTAATTTTAATAAAGATAAGTATAATAAAGTTAGGATCCTAATTTTTTTGCAACTTTGTTTGAACTTTTTTCAACTTGAAAAAACAGCCCGTCATATAAAGATAAGTATAATAATGATAGGATCCTAATCTTTTCGAAACTTTTTTCAAACAAAGTTACGGGAATTATAACCGACTATTTCTATTCTATTATGGCAGACTCACCTCGGTTTATTTTGTTAACTTCCCTTTAACTTTGTTTTGAAGTCGGGACAGGACTCGAACCTGTATCCACGTCTGGTATGGGTTCACTTACTGCCAGTAGGTTGCTGCCTTTAGGATTCAGTTACTTACCATAGCGTTTACCATTCCGCCACCCGACTCGAGGTTGCTGGCTAATTAAAGCCAACAAACCCGGTATCTAATTTTATGTCTAATTCCTCTACTAATTCTTTTAATTGGTATAATGGCATATCTTCTAATGTGGTACCAACTTCCTCTGCAACCTCTCCAATGCTCTGGTTTGAATATCCATAATATGTAATGGCTTTCTGAATCTCAACCATTTCACTGCTAGCGCCATCCCACTGCATATCTGCAAATTCATTGCCTAAATCATCTTCATCAACAAACTCTGCTTCCGCTGCATCATAAGCCGCAACCCATAATGCGTGTACCTTTGCCTTAACAACATCTGCCAATGCCTCATTGTGATCATACATTGCCGTGCTCCATGGCTTAACAATCTCAATTCCAAATTCTACTTTTGCTTCTTTTTTCATAATCTCTCTCTTTTAAATTTTAAATTAAGGTCTCTCCCTAATTCCTATAATATAAAGATAAGGAATAAATCAATGCGATCCTAATCTTTTTGCTGAAATGTTTGAAAAATGTTTGCCAAGTTATACACAGCAAATTGTGAATAACATGTGAATAAAGAAAACCCGGGAGTAAGAGAGAAACCCGGGTTCGTCGTGACAGCTAGGATAAGAGAGTAACCTGCTGCCTTGTATATCGCGATCCAATGCCGATCCGCCGGGTGCGTCTTTCGAGCGCGTTGTTCCCGGACCCCGTCGACTATCCGATCAATGTGTCAATCAATATCCATATCAATGCTAGTGACACTACTGTATATAATACAGCGGCCGCTATCAATAAATGTATCGCTCGTATGCTAGTCATCGTAAGGCTGTTATCAAATTATAGGCAGCTACTAATAAAGCTACAACCAACGTTAAGATTGCTACCATTATAAAGTCCATTCTTCTCATAACATATAATATGATAAATAAATGCTTATTCCAACCGCAGCCGTAGAAATATTTCGATATCTACTTAAAGCAACGGTTGAACCTAAAAATAGACTAAAACCTAGATGCCCAATCATTCTAAAAATAGGGTCTCTGTATAGCTAGTAAACCGAATCGATCCTGCACTTAAGGTGCTAAAAATGAGGTTGTTTCTAAAACCGAATCGGATAAATTCATCTAAAAATAACGGCATATGCACTAAAAATAGCCTAAAAATAGAACCCAAGCCACATATTGGACTAAAAATAGAACCATTTCGTCTAAAAATAACCCATGCACATATACTATATATACAGCGCACATTGGTCTAAAACTAGGACATGTTGCATTAAAAATAGCTTGCGTCTAAAACCCGGATTCCGATCGTCTAAAAATAGGCCTGGCGAATTCGTCTAAAAATAACGCCATTTCGTCTAAAAATAGCCTGATCCTATGGCCTCCCTCTTCACCCTCTTAGTTCGTGTTTAAGAACATCTAGGCGTGTATGGGCTTTAGATACATCCGGATGTCTGATAAAGAGTCTATGCCCCGCGTAAACAATACGCAGATGCCGTAAGAAAGGTAACCATGCCTATACCTCAATACTAGACACTGAATACATGTTACATGCGGAACCACGAATCTGTTTATTAGGCGGTATCGGACTAAAAATAGGATACCCATTTAAAACAATAGACACCAGGCTTATGCTGAACCCGCATACAATTAAATACTGATATTACATGTATACCCAATACTTGATGCATACGTATATGTATCTCTTATACTTGCATATGCATATGTGTTTGTATTCGTTGCGTGCCAAGTATTTGTCTGCAGTATCCGTAAACATTGACATTGCTACGGATACTAATTAGTTTGGGAATTCTTTTTATATTGTTGTTTATATTTGTTATCATAGTATGCTTTGGTATCATACATTCCTTCTTGATAATACCCGTCATAACATGCATCATTAAGTTGCTCCTTCTCCATTTCTAACATTTGAGAATCAATATCATTTTGGATGTTTATTAAGCATTGTTTATACCCCGCTTTATACTCATTCAATTCGTCATTCAATTGTTCTATTGCGTGTTGAATTTTATCTTTTAATTCTTGCATTGCTGTTTTCATTCTATTCTGATTTAAAGGTTTTGTTATAATATTGTTCTGCTCTATCAGTATCTTCACTTGCTTCCCAATTAGCTTCAATTATTTGTTGTTTCTCCATTTCTTTGGCTTTTTCAATATGATAATATTGTTCTGCTGTTAATACTTTTGGCATTAGTTGTTCAACTAACCATTCTACTGCTGTTTTCATTGTTCTTGTTGTTTAATATGTTCAAATACAATTTCTTTATTCTCAACTGTTACACAACACCCATCATAGATTAATTTTCCACTTTCTTTATCTGTATAAAAAAAGTATTCTGATTCTTCTGAATCTTTAATTACATAGCCATTATTATCTGTTGGTGTAATTTTAATTGGTAATTTTAAATTTAATTGTTCCATTTTTATTTGTTTTTAAGTTATACTTTTTCTACTAACCATTCTACTGCTGTTTGTTTCATTATTCTGATTTAAATTGTTACTCTAAAATCTTACGCCAATGATTTTGTGAATCATAAGGTTTAGTTACATAATTATTTACTGCTGTCATTGCATCAGCTATTTTTTCAAATGCAATGTCTTTACATCCTACACTTACAATACATCCTCTGCTTAAAAACTTAATTCTAATCTCATACTCCCGCAATACTTCATTGTGGCCTGGTTTGTAATCATCTATTGGGCATGGCTCTACCATAGGTCCTCTTTCTCTTTCTACTTCATTCATTTATTTTTGTTTTAAATTGTTACTATTGTTCTTGTTATTTAAAGGTTTCATTATAGTAATTTTCTCCATCTCCATCAACATATAATAATTTTACAACTTCATCACCATTTATAATGGATATAGTTGGATATTCATCATCAGGTATTGGGTGTGTAGGTTTAATTTCAATGTGATATTCCCAACATAATGCATATAACTTATCAAGGAATTCATCTATTTCTTCTTTCATATTATTCTGATTTGATTTAATTTTCATTTCATCTAAATCATTAGCAACCTTTTCTTTATTTTCTAACAAATATTCTCTTAAGGCTACTTTAGCTTTTCCAAATAAAGCATCATCTAAATCTTCAAGTTCATTATGAAGTTTATCCCATTTCTCTTGTTTCATTTTATTCTTCAATATTATTTATATATTTTTCTGTCTAATGGTGGTGTTGGCGGTTCTTGTTTACTTAATCCATTTTGTATCATTGTTAATACTTGTAATCTTTCCTCGTCTGTTAGTTTATGAGGTAGCTCATACTCTTTCGTATTGGTCAACCTACACTGCTCTACTTCTTCCCACAAAGACTTGTCATCATAGCAAATTGCATTACCATCTTTGTCTGTTGCTTGGTATTGGTCACCATTTTCATCTCGTTCCCACATATACCAACTAATCCAATCTGCTCCTTCTTTACCATAGTACACTTCTAATAGGATGTTTATTACCGAGTTATGGTCATCTGAATAGTTTATAAGGTCTACATCTAATGCATACAGGGCATCTTGCTTGTTTGTTTGTTTCCTAAGTTTGTTTAGGATTTCTTCAAATACTTCTAGTTTCATAATTTTTCTGTTAAATAGCCGATCCATGATCCTAATTGCCAACATCCTATTAGATACATTATGGGATTGGGTATTAGTATTAAACATAGTATCAGTGCTGTAAATGCTGTGATATGTATTGCGATTGTTCGTTGATTCATACTAGTTTATTTAAACCATTTATTAAATACAGTAACATTTGTTTCAATTGTTTTGGATTTATTTTTTTTCTTGTTTGCCGTAACGGTAATTGGGATGTCTGTTACCGGTTGAGTTGTTTCCCTAAGTGGCCTAATCACTTGAACTTGTTTATCAAAATTCAAATTAGGTTTTATTGCTTTAAGTGATGGGTGCATTAATTTAATCCTTTAACCATATTTTCAATTGCAATGATTGATTGTAAATCATCACATGTATCTTTATCATCCCGTAACTGTTTAAATACTGGATGCAACAATGAATAGTTGCCATCTGAATCTTTTGATAATCCGGAGCATTTGCATTCCAATATGGTTCCTAGCAGTTGTTGTTGATTGTCGGTAACATGTTGCATCATTGCTTCATTGATTCCTGTTGGACGAGTAACAACTTTGCCATCACTTGATTCAGCATTGACTGATGATATTACATTGATATTCTTTCCGGTGCCATAATTAAAACCTGTAATGCGAAGATCCACATCCATTTCAAGTTTCATTTTGATTTGCCAATTTGGTTTTCCGTCTTTCCAACCACCGTCGATTGCTTTAAGGATAGTTCCTTCTTGCCCGTCAGCTAATGCTTTTTGAAAATGTTTGATTGCTTCTTCATAGTTAGCAACCGTTTGCATTTTAACTGCGGATATCATTGTAGGTTGTAACCTATTCAATAACATTGAATAATTAGCTACTCTATCCTCATAAGGCACAAATGATTTTTGATCAAAGTATTCATCCGTTGTAATCATATCCCAAACAGTGAATCGAATTGATTGTAATGCTGATGCAAAATCTCCATGTTTTTGTTGGAACTTGGCAATATGTTTTAATGTCTCATCAAATCCTCGCGATTCCTTTTTGCTTAAGATGCTAATGATAGATGCAATAATTCCATTAGATTCATATCGTGATACGCCATCCATTGTTAATTCACCATTCAATACACAATCAGGAAATCTTGTTAATTCTTCTAGGAAAGTGGCTCCTGTTACTACGGTTGCTTCGCCTTGACGAGATTCTAATTCAACGTCACCGTTACGGACAATTGCATTGCAATAACGTCCATCCATTTTGATCTGCGAATAAGCACTTGTCCTGCCCACAAATATGGTACGTGCCTTCTTTTCATCAAATGAAATTGCTCCCATGTAAGGAGTGTCTTCAATGAGGCCTTTAAATATTTTGTTGATGTTTGTTGTACCCATTCCTAGGCGACAATCTTTTTCAATGATGCGCTCAATAATATAGGCATCATCTGCAGTTAATGATTCACATATGTTAATTAACTCAGCAATTGCTGCATGACCTGTTACTAGTCGATCTGATAATCTAGTTAATGATTTGCAGGCATCTTCTAGTGTTGCCGGCGCTGTATTGCTATTAGTATATGTAGGAATTTGTTTGATATAAAATTTAACACGCTTTGAATTAGCCAAGTATAATACTTGTTTTAAGAGCATGTTGCCTTTATACTTGTCCAGGATAACCATTTTTTGATTGGTACCTGGCTCATTTGTTATTTCGTCAAATATTTGCTTAATTGTCATACATTATAATAAGAAATTTATATATAATATCCAACCAAATTAATCAATTTGTTGCATATACATGTTCATATGATTCAATTGAAATTGCATCTAAATCAGCAAATCGTGTTGCATCATATCCTACCCACCGTAAACCCATTGTGGTGGTTCCTTCATTTTTTATGCCTTTAAGGATAAACACGCGTTGCTCAAAATTATTAACAAATTCTTCAAGTATCTGATATTCTCGTCCATTAACAACTTCAGCTCCTTCCGGGAGCTTTCTATCATTGATACAAACTACTGTTTTCATCAATCCTTTTTTAAGATGTCATCAATCATATCAACATATGCTAATATTGCCGGCAACAATATTGTGAATCCGGTTATACCAGACAGGATAGATAAAAAATCAAATTCGGTTGTTAAATATACCGATATTAGTTTTACTCCAATTGCAACTATAGTAAGTGCTATTAATTCTTTGCCAATTTGCTTTAACTTTTTCATAATCATTTTTCTTTAATATTCTTTAACCAATCTTTAACCAACCTTTATCAATTAAATGTTTAATAAATGATCTAAATTCCTTTAAGCCTTGTTCATCAAACATTATGTTTGCTTCTTCCATACTTTCCGAACTTCCCTCTAAAACACCAAGAAACCAATGTGGATTGTCTAGGTTTTCAATAACCCAATCCGCTCTATTTGCAGGCCGTTTATCTGTTACTTCAATCCATGGATCGCTGTAAACATCTTTAACAAGTACTGCATCATCTTTTAATGTTACTGATGCTTCAAAACACCAATTGTTTGGCTCATAAACACAAATCAAACAATTTGTAATATCTAGCATATCAATTTCTAATACTGGAGGTGGTGTTTCTTTAACATACCATATTCCATCTAGTTGGATTCTATCTTTCATGCTTTTGCAGACACTTTATCAGCTGTCTTTTTTTTTGCTTTTTGTTTTAGCTGGTACTTCATTTGCAACTGCCTTAGTTTGTTCATACATCCAACGTGACACTATCAAATCTCTTTGGCTGCGACTTCTAGCGCTAGATTTGGATTGCACTAATGCATATTCATTGTTAAGTTGCTCCGGGCTTAATTCTGCAATTTCAAATTGCGATGGTGTCATAAAATCTTTTGGATTGAATGAGTTGATCAATTGTTGTAAAAGTTCCTTTTGCTGATCTTCGGTTGTTGCTTCTGCTAATTGTGTGTCGTTCATTGTATTATTTAGTTTAAAAATTTATTATTAAATGCATTATAACCCATAATGTATACATTTGTAGCAATGTTGCAATAAAAGTAATTGATTCAGATTCAAATGTTACTTTTGGTTCATGCAAGCCATTAATTAATCTAATAAAGCATGTTATTGTTAATGGAGTTATAAACACTATTTTTTTAATTTTTTATATTTTACAGAGTTTTTAATTTCATGATATATATGTAATTCAGATAAAAACGATTGATTATTTAATGGCGCTTTTTCTACAAATCCATTATGTTCAATAACTTGCCCGTTAGGCATAATTGTTCTAGAAATACGTAGACCTTTTCTTCTAGGTAACGTTGGCTTACATAACAATCCTAGGTTACGCAATACTCGACACATTTTAAATTTAAAATTTCGTTTCATATCTTTTTTTTATAAATTATATGAAAAATATTATTAAATCCAAAGAAATTATTTGATTAATTATGAAAACATTAAATATCCTACGGTAATTCCCGCTAGTAAATGTAAAATTGAGTAATATATTGTTTTATCCATTGATAATATCTTTTAGTCGTTTAATTTCTGCTATCACATCATCACCCAATTCAATTT